CATCTCTGGTTCTGATGCTTGGTCATTTGGTGGCATCTCTGGTTCTGATGCTTGGTCATTTGGTGGCATCTCTGGTTCTAATGCTTGGTCATTTGGTGGCATCACTGGTTCTTCTGGTGCTTGGTCATGTATAATTGGTGCTTGGTCTTCTGGTGGCGGCATCTCTGGTTCTGACGCTTGGTTATTTGATGGCATCTCTTGGTTTTCCATCATGTCATCCTCTGAACGTTCTGGTAATTTTTCAAATGCATCTATTTGTGGTGACATGTCGGATGGCAATGGTTCAGGTTTAGGTGCTGAAGAAGGCAATGGTTCAGGTTCAGGTGCTGCTGAAGAAGGCAATGTTTCGGGTTCGGAACCATCACCTCCACGACGTTTATAGTGTTTTATAGTATTTCTTGCTAAATGCAATCTATGTTTTTGTCGCAACGTTTGACTATTTTTACTCGATGTTCCTCTCTTTTTCTTCAATGATTGTTTGTTTTTTTTATACAATTTCATTATTTTCCCCTTTGTTAATTTCATCTTAATATATAAACCAAATAAATTATTTATATACTTATTATAAAATGAGTACGTCATCATCGCCCATCAATATATCGATACAAAATGTTTCTGGTAAATGTGATTTGAAATGTGCCTACAACTTCAAATATCCAGAAAGCACCACCACAGTTACTAATCAAGGTGTCCAATTGTCTTTAACCTACGACAGCTCTAGTCAATCGCCTGTCACCTATAATACTAATCCCTATGTAGTTTCAAAAATATACATCACCTGTCCTTCTTTACATTTGTTCAATGGTGCCACAACTGCCGCCGAAATCGTCATTGAACATACTCCCACCTTAGGAGGTCAACCTTTATGTGTGGCAATTCCTATTATTTCTTCCAGTGAAGTCACGGATGCCACTGCTCTATTGACGGAAATAATCCAATTGTCTTCCATAAATGCACCAAGTGATGGTGATACGGCCACGTTGAATATTTCCCATTTCTCTCTACAACCCATTGTTCCTAATAAACCTTTTTTTACCTATACGGATACAGAAAACAACGATTGGATTGTATATGGTTCTATTTACGCCATACCACTAAGCAGTGGGACACTGACCACATTGGGACAAATCATTCAGCCCTATGCCTTATCCATGACAGGTGGTTCGCTTTTTGTCAATTCACATGGACCCAACCAAACGGCAAGTGAGGGAGGAATTTATATATCTTGTAAACCAACGGGTTCATCAGAAGAAGAAACAACGGTCACTTATACGAATAATACGGTGTCCTATGATTTTTTCAATATTTTGAATAGCAGTACTGGAAAAATGATCATTCAAATTGTGGTTGGATGTATATTATTTCTTTTTGTTTTTTTGATGTTACATGTGGGATATAGTTATATTATTACAGGTCATGTTACAACTGGGTCAACATTTTCAAAACTTTATCACATGACAAATAACACACATCGTTCTATAACATAAGCCATGCATTTTATGCAGGGGATGCATCATGTGTATTTTCTAGATTAGGTGCAAACGTGGATTGTTCTATTGAAAATCCGGGTTTAAACACGGGGGCCATTTTTGCAACCACTTCTTGTTCTAAAGTGTATGGAAATTGATTAAATGCCGTAAATTGCGACATTTTTTTCTCTTCAGAAGGAAGATAGGATTTCATAATATTTGTAGAAGTGTTTTTATAGAGAATGAAAATGGCAAACGCCACTAAAATGGCTAAAAAGGGATGCATATAGATGACCAAATACAAAACAAGACCCATGAGTGCCAGTTTCCCTGGAATGGATTCAATGACCGCTTCCACCAACGAGGGTGTTTTTACTCCAAGAACAACGTAAATCACTATTAAAAACGACAAAATACATTCACTTCGTGTTGGGTTTTTCACATTGCTTAAAAGTGACGACAACATATATATAATATAATAAAAGATTTTTAACCTAGATAAGGTTATTCCGTTTTTACAGGTTTTCGTGTATGTATACACTTTTTATCCATTTGAAAGGTGGCTGCTTTATTTTCTTGGGGGACAATGGTGATGATGCATTTTGATTTTTTGCCATATAAAGGTTCGACACATCCTTTTTCTTTTTTGCGACGCGTTTGATTTACTTTTTTGAAGGTAAATACCTTGGAAGGTTCGATATCCTCGGTACATCTGGCACGAAAATGCTCATATCGTTCGCGCACGTCACAGTACGTCAAATTGGATTTTTTACCAAGCATTTTATTCACCATTTCATGTAACTCGTAGATGTATAATGAAAAAGTGGCGCGATTTTTCATGTGACAATCTTGTAGTGGTTTTTTTTGAAAATTGTTTGCCAAATTCATGCGACAATATTTACATGGTAACACATATTGTAGGTTCCATATAAATTCCTTGTAGTGTTTTTTCTCTTCGGGCGTGGGATGAATGGGATAATTGAAACTGATGGTATGTAAAAATGTCCAAGCTAGAGGACCCCATATTTTGGTAATCATTCCATCTCCTGATAAAAAATCCGATTTTTTAAAAACGCGTTTTTTTCGCGTATTCGCATTCGCCATTGAATAGTATGGATAAAAAAATATTATTCGTTTCTTAAAACTCAAAAAAATGAATCTAAAATATACATGTAAAACAAGACAACAATGAACGCATACACCGCCGATTACCTTATACTTCGAAAGTTGATGATATATGACGAAAATAATTTATTGCTTGGTGAAATCGTCGTATTCAGTGATGGAAAGTGTTTTGATTATGAGTATGATGACGACGAAACACCCGAAGATGCAAAACAACGAGCAGATGAATATGTAACCTGGATCCTTACTCCCAAGCAAAAACCCATTTTGATTTACGACAAAACTCGGGGTGGATTTCTCCAACCTTTTGAAAAATACAAAGAAGTCGTTTATCAAAAAATAGAAATAGAAAAAATAGAAATAGAAAAAATAGAAAAAATAGAAAAAATAGAAGAACGTAAGAGGAACTAAAAGTGGAGTTTATATTTTTTATGAATGGTGAGAGGTTTTATTTTGGTTTAATTGGTATAAAACTAAAATAAACGTAAATCCAAATGTTATTTTTGAGTAATTCTGAAAATTAATATAAAGTATATCGATAATTGTCTTGAATTCTTGCAAAGGCGCCTTCTGGTGTAGATTCTTTGCCAGAATATTTCATATTGTCGTATAAAAATTTGGCATACGCTCCTTGGTCATTGGTGACACGTGTATTGGCGGTGCTATAGAATACACGATTCGACTGGTCAAGCACAAAATTTTGCCATAAATCACCAAACAATTGTTTATTAGTATTTAAAATAGTGGGGTTCAACATTTGCACTGCTTTTTTTACTTCCTTGTTAATATCGTGTTGCACAGTTTCATTAAATGCTGGAGGTGCGGCTTCACGTTCTGGGTCGTCCATAATTTGTGTAAGTAATACATTGCTAAAAGGGTTCGTTTTCGTGCCTCCTTTAAATTCATTGTCCAACACTTTTTTGAAGGAGGACTTGTCAGGAATATTGACCTGATTATCCGATTGAAATCCTTCGTGTAAAAGTTCTTTTAGTTTATATTTAGAAGACAGCATGTAATTATCTTTGAAATACATGTACGCAAGAAAAAACAGTATGAAAAGACAAAGGGCATTATACATTTTATTCATGTATACAACAAACAATATATATATACACACCATAAAAAGGATTGTTTTTGTCGAGACCAATATGTTTTTATCAAAATCAACATCCAAGTTTACGTCCATATATATATGAAATATTTTATTGTTGTTATCGTCACCTCCAACATTCGTCTTTACAACATTCGTCTTTACAATTGTATTTAATCACTACATACACGACCATTTAATTTTTTGACCAAGACAATTTCATTAATATTACTATTAATACAATAAGTATGACAAGAAGCATCCAATAATAGTTGTAATAAGAATTCACAGACAATGAGCCATTTTCATAAGCGGAATGAACCGTTTCAAATTCTTGAATCATTGCATCAATTTGTTCTCTCTCTTGTTCTAAAATTTTATAATTTGTTTGCAATATACTTTCTTGTTGTTGTTGTAATTGTTGGGTATTTTGATATTTGTTCATGTTTTGCAACGTAGCTTGTTTAATTTGATTATTTACTTGTGTAAGTTGATTGTTTAATTGTTGCAATTGATAACTATAATAAAGTGCTTCTCTCACAATCGCCGTAGTATTTACATTCGGAACCATATTTCCTGGACCACTCATTAAGGTACAACTCGTTGTTCCTGTATTAAAATTCGCACCTGAACAAGGTGTTGTAGTAGAGGTGCTACATGCGGTTTGACATGCATCTGCAGAAGAGTTTTGCAATATTTGCACGTTTTTCTGACCTAAAAAAGAGGTATTGGGTACAGTTGTATAGGTGGTATCATTTGATTGAATGGCTTGAATATAATTTTGATAGGTATCCGTATATTGTGTTAATAATGTATTGAATTGATTTTGCAATGATGCAATGGACATGATATTTATAATACGTATAGAAAGAAATATTGATTATTTTATTTTTTTCCTTTTAAGGAATAGATAAAAGTGAAAAAGAGGAGAGAAAAAGAAAAAAACAATGGATGGGGATAAAAATTCATCGTTTCGGTGTAAGGGAGTATTGTGTTTGTGTTTGTGTTTGTGTTTGTGTTTGGTTTATCATATTTTTCCACAAGTCGTTGAATAGACCGTTGCAAACATTCACTCGAATATTTTTGAACATGAGAAGGCAATTGAACATGGCATGTTAAAAAGCGATACATTGTGGTTGTAATGTTATATATATACATATTTTTATATAAGTAATAAATGATTTATAGTAATATGTATTTGAATGATATTCACTTGGAAGAATTGGTGGATGTTACAGATTTGTTGGAATTTCCAGAACTTGCCATAGTAAGCGAACGTGATATGGAAGAATTTATAGAGACGTCTATGATGCTGATGAGTGAATATATAGAGCATCATCCACCAGGTATCTTTGACGATGATTTTATAGAGAAAATGCTTGAAGACGTCAAAGAACTACAATATGAGGAATGGTTGGATATGGATACAGATATGGATATGGATATGGAT